CACTAGCAGCTTCAATAATGATGCTGTTACCAAAACCACCGTCACGACCAGCAAAGATCACACGACCGCTAATAGGTGCTGGAACGTTGTTTGCAATCTGACCGTTTTGACGGACAAGGGTGAAATCAATAGCTCGGTTTTGACTATGACCGTGGTGCCAGTTAGTAACACGAATACCTACATCGCTAGGTTGCGTACCAGTAGCAGCACTTACAGGCCGTACAGAAGCTTCAATCTGCTTTGCACGCTGCTTTAGGTTTGGAGGTAGAAACTCATTACCGTAATAAGTCTTAAGCTGACGTTCGACAATCTCAGACACAGGGATCTTACCTTGGAACGCAGTGCGGCTGAGGTTGTTAAGAGACTGTCTAACAGCCTGACTGAGGCTACTCAAATCACCAGTAATAGCAGCTTTATTCAGCTCACCAATCTCAACGTCGTTAAAGAACATCTGACTGTTGAGAGCGCTGCGAGCAAGGTTAGGATTTCTGCCGTAGGTGCTAGAAGCAGCAGCAGACCAAGCAGCACGGTTATCGGTATCTTTAATGTCGATTACCCAACGACCGTTTGAGTCTTTACGGGAGCTACCAAGAGCTGGTGCAGAAGCTTTAGTACCAAGCTTGCCGTACTCAGTAACGTTGTAATAACGGTCAACGTCGTTGTACTCAGGACGAGCGTAAAAATCTGTTTGAGCCCTTTTAAGGATCTCAAGCTGCACTGTGGGGTCGTTGATATCTTTACCAGCAGCACGAGCACGGTTGATCTCACGAGTTAGGTAAGGACCAGCTTCTGCGTTAAGACGTTGCTTAGCTTCAAGAACGGCTTGATTAAGGAAAGCTTTCTTTTGTTTAGGTACTTCACCTTTCTCCTTATCCATTGCTTTGATCTGAGGATCCTGCATAAAGGACCCTTTAAGACCTTTTGTTAGCTCTTCAAGTAGTGTCTTTTGAACACGACTACCAGCAGCACGATCAGCAGCGTTGTCCTTGCGGCGAGCGTTATCAAATAGTTCAAGAGCAGTTACATACAGATTGGTGCCTTGAAGTTGCTCACGAAGATCAGCAGGCATCTCCGTTACACCTCCTTCAATAAGATCCTTTGCTCGGCCTAATAGTATTGAACCTTGTTCAGGAGTTAGCTGTCGTTGAGAGAACTTGTATTGATCCCTAATCAGATCCACAGCGCCTTGGTACGACATACCTTGAGGCAGGTAGCCACGGCGAGATTGCTCAAGAGCAAAAGCTTCCTCTTCCCTAATACGCTGAATGATCTGAGCGTCAGTAGCGTTAGGGTTTTCTATCCACCACAGCGTTGAACGGTCTTTAATAGTACGAGTGAACTCACGCTGCTGACGTTGGATACCACGTTCAATAGAACCTTCACGCAGCTCCTCACGTTTGGTAGCTCGGTCTACAGCACCCTCGATAACAGAGCGGAGATTACGACCTTTACTATCACGCAAATCTGTCAGCTTGACTCCATCTACAGTCAGCTCTCCAAGACTGCGGAGCATATTGTATGCGTTGTAGGTAGAGCCAATATCGTTCAGCTGATCGCCATTTACATCAAGGAAAACAGCGTCTTTATCAAACAGCTCAAACAACGCATCAGTGGCTTGCTGTTTGCCGTATCCATTCTTATTGATTAGCCAATCCCGCATATCCAGCACACCTGCTTTGAGCAGATCAGAACTGAACTCAGTAGTACCTTCTGCTTTATTGAACTGAGCACCAAGCCTCCACCTACCAAGAAGGATCTCAGCACCAGTTTGTTTGATGGTACGTTCTTTACGCTCAAATACTTTGTTGGCTACATCAGCTTTGATATCAGCTTGAGTAGCAGCCATCAAAGGATCAATCTTGGCTGCTTTAAAAGCTTCAGGAATATCTGAATACTGAGCCAGGATCTGTTGAGCTTTCCTAGTCAGTACAGCAGCACGCTCTGCAGGATCATCAATCTCAGCAATTGTTCCAGCTTGAGATTTAGCCCAAGCGGCTAGTTCAACAGCAGCTTGCTGTCCAGCGTTAGTTGCTTTGGTGTCGTAATAGAAGAAGTTAACCCAAGGGTTACTAAGGCGTGTCTGACGGGCTAGTTCTTCATCACCCTTAGCCTGGAGAACCTTGATATCCTTAGCGTTCTCTTCAGTATCAAATAGTGCTGTAGCTTCTTGCTCCAGCAGTTGTTTTGCTTGACGCCGCTTGTCTTCCTTATAGCGTTCAAACAATAAACCTTGAACGCCTTGGAATAACCCCTTCTCACCAAGGAACGCTTCAATGCTTTTAAGGCCTTGTTCAGTTTTGGTATCTGGCTGGAACTGACGGCTATACATCAGCTGTCCGCCAAGCTGTTGAGGCTCTTGAGCAGGCTGTGCAGGTGCTGCAGGGCGTACAGGAGCCTCAGGAGTAGCGACTAGATCACGGACCTGACGCTGAGGGGTAATACCAAAACTACTTGTCATTATTCTTGAGGAGTTTGAAAGGTGTTGCCAAGGTCTGCGTTAAAAACTGATTGACCAGCTGCTTTAGCTGATGAGTAGAACGATTTTGGAACTACTTCTTTAGGAGCTTCAGGAAGCATTGACTTGTAGTTCTGATACGCATTAAACGCTGATGTTGCTATCTGCATCGTAAGCGCTGTAGGTGAAGGCCCACTAATAGCAGCAGGCTGTACCGCAGTAATAGGCAGCGGAGCCAGCGGTTTAATCGGATCAGCAATCGGTTGAGGAGTGTAATACTGAACCTGATTTGAAGTGTTCTCCCGAGCTACGTTGGCAGCCTCAGCCATCCGTAACTTGTCTGCAACTCTGAAATTACGAGTGATTTGACGGTTACTTAGGTTAGCTAGGTACTGCTGGTTGTATTGGTTTTGAAGGCGTTGAACAGTTCTACCAACCTGACCGCCAGCTGCTTTCTTAGCTCCAGCAGCAATGGTCTGAGCACGAATGTTTTCAAGATCAATCGTGTCCTTTGCTTCCTCTTCGTAGAACCGACCCTCAATATCAGCAAGCTGCCGTTCAAAGTTTTTAGTAGCAGCAGTAGCTACAGCACCTTTGTAAGTGGCTTGTTGTTCGGCTAGTTGTTGTTCGTACTGACGACGCTTCTCAACGTAATCAGTTTCCCGATACCAAGCGTTTAGTTGGTATTCGTAGTTCCTGTAGTTTTCTTGGTTTTGAGCTGCATACTGAGTCCAGAACTGCCTCTGAGCTTCTGCTGTTGCACGTTTGGCTTCAGCAGCTTGGAATTGATAGCCAGCATAAGCAGTGAAGCTTTCTGCAGCAAACTGACCAATACTCGCAATCGCAGGGAAAGAAAAGATACTTTCTTTAGGTTGAACCATTAGCCGTACTTCCTAGCAACATCAAAGTACAGACCAGTCCATTCAAGAGCGATGAACTTAGCCTGGTCTATGCTGTCGTTCACTAGCTCCACTGTAACTTGGTCGTTCTTGCTTTGAATATAAGCACGGAATTTAGCTTCTTCAAAAGCTTCCTCCTCGCTAACCACAATGTTTCCGTTTAGCGGATCCCTACGATCAAACTCATAGGTAATCGTGTCTCGATGCTTAGGAGTCACTTCAATCGTGAAATACCTTGCATCGTTGTAATAAACATCAACATATCGAAGCTGCAAGCGGCCAGTACGATTACCAATAAAAGTGTTATCCGTTGCTGTTCTGCTGTAAGGCATGAGCTGAGGCGGCTGAAACTTGAACGTAAACTTCTCGCCAAAAACCCAAGAGCTACCTGAGAAATCCCCAAGGCTATCGCAAACAAAACTAGTAACACCAGCTGGAACGTTGTTAGCCACGATCCAACGCTTTTCTGATTCAGAGGCATCTGTACTGTCCTGTTTGATGATTACAAGCTGACTAGGGTTAACAGTGCGGTAAGGCAGCGTAACTGTAGTTTTGTTAGTACCAGCGTCATAGCTAAAGCTTGCAGTACCAACGTCAGTCGTAATAGAACTAGAGATCTGACGATCCAGCAGGAACAGATCAAGACTGTCCTGAGGAGGTCTAGAGGCGTTTACACCTTCGATGTAATACTCAGTGTTAGCACCGTTTACATAGCTCACCAGCTTGAACAGAGTACCCTCTACAAAGTCACACCAGTAAATCTGCTTGTTAGGGAAGACCCATTTATGCCAAGCATTTTGACGGTTGGTTAAAGAGCCTCCAGAAGCCTCCCAGAAGAACTGATACACATACAGAGCTGTGGGCTCATCGCTGCTAAGGGCAACTAGATACTGGTCTGTACGGCTTACAGCAAGGGAATCAATGTTTTTAGGAATGTACTTAGGTACAGTTTCAGTAATTACAGCTGTTTGACCGAGGTTAATACCAACCGTTCTGTCAGTCGTAATGAACGTATGGAAACCAGTGAAGTCACCCTCTTTAACAGGGAACAGCACCTGAGGTCCAACCTGTTCAGGCTTGACGTTTGGCTCCATACTGATGGAGCTGATACGACCTACAGAAGCTGTGTCAGGACTGAACGTTACGTTGTCACCAGAGTACAGACGGAACTGGTTTTCACTAGAGAACAGAACAAGTTCATCCTGCTGCTGCAAGGCGTAGTTAAGAACAGCAACATCGTTACTGACAGCGGTCAAGTCAATAGGATCGCTATCGAGAACTTGAAGAGCTGATTGCTGCCAGAAGTTGTAATACGAACCAGATTCACTCAGGATGACATTTTCACCAGATATGAAACCTAGGCGGTTCTTGAAAAACACAATGTCGTTAATGGTGTAGCCAACAAACGACGGACCAGGAAGTTCATCCTCATCACCAGCCAAACGACGTTCCCACCCTGGAAGATCAATCGAAACAGCACCATCTGTATAGGTAGTTCCACTAAAAGGTTGGAACGTAAACCGCACAAGACCACTAGCGTTTCTGTAATAGATAAACGCATGAGGCATTGTGTTGTCGTCTAGAAGCCCTCTAGTACCCCAACCAGCTGTTTCTTCCCACACACCACGACCAAACGTACCTGCTGTGGTGGTGTTCTCAGCGTTAAAGGTCAGGTAATACGAGCTTTGATCTGAAGACCCATCAGGAGCTACAAGCACCGTATAGCCTTCCCAAGAGGCGCTAGGTAGCTCTGTGATACTGGTTACCTGATTAGAGAACGCAGACATCAAAGTGTTACCACGGGCATCCGAAGCAATGATGCTTTTGATATAGCGAGAAGAGCTGACAAGACCAATCAGGATCTGAGAGCCTTTAACTTCAAACGTCAGCTTGTTGTTGATATCAGTGTTATCAAGACCATCCCCAAGGGTCAGCGTAATAGTACCGTTATTTGTTGCGTTAACTAAAGTTCCAGCTTCGTTAACCAACGTAAAGGACAAAGCAGTTGTATTTACAGTTCCAACAAAAGTGTTTGCTGGGATATGTGTTCCAGTAACCAGTTCACCTGGAAAGACCCTTTTGATGTCAGCAGCAGTGACACTAGTAACTGTTGAGCTACCTGTTGTAGTTGTGCCAGTAATAGTTTCAGTAAAATTAACCAGACGAGCAGCAATATCCTCTGAACTAACAACGTTTGCGTTGCCACTGCTGTCAGTAAGAGATGGCGTCAAATAATGACCAACGATTACATCACCATCGTCTAGCTCAACACGAACCTCATACATCGTGTCGTAATCAACCAGTTTCACCCATACCTGAGCTTTGGTTGGTTGATACGCAGAGCTAATTACCCCGACGTTATAACTAGTCAGCGTTTCAGAAGCGTCGTAAGCAGTGTCTTTTTGGGTATTAGTGATAAATACATAATCCTGAAACGAGGTAGCCCTAAAGCGGTCACGAGCTCTTCCGCTACCACGCAGGTATTCAAGATTTGTAGAAGTGATGTTTGCAAACACCTGTTCAACAGGGACCACTTCAGGCAGGATCCCACTGATTGGTTCAACGTTTGCAATGCCAGTTACAAAGGTTTGACTGGCTTGGATCGTAAGGGTTACGCCAGTAGTAGTGGCTGTAGCGTTCTTACTTAAAGTAATCTGACTGGCACTGACGTTGTAATCAACAATTGTCGTACCAGCAGGGATACCAGCACCAGTTACACCAGCTCCAATAAAGATATCTGTCATGGAGCTGACAGATGTAACTACTGCTGAGCCGTTAGTAATGTTGCCAGTACGACTAACGGTACGGCTATCGTCAGCAACAATGATGATAAAACGCTCTGTACTACTGCGGTTGTAAACAAAGAGCCAAGCTTCATTCCACTTGATCGGATTAACAAGAGTCAAACCACCAGCGTTCTTGGTAAGCGTATCAATACGCTTTACAGGCACAGAACCAAGACGCTTTTTAAGACCCTCTACAAGGTCACAGTTGCCGTTCTCAAGAACTTTTGCAAAACCAGGCAGCACAAAACTAGTAGCTTGCTGGTTTACACCTTTATTCAGTGGGCCAATAATTTGGCTAAAAAGTTCTCGTGACATCAGCGATCAAGGATATCAGGACCAAAAGTAGTAATCACACGACCGCCATACATATCATCAGGACCGCTGATGAAGTTGTAGTTACCAGCCATGTCCTCAGTACGCTTCAAAATTTGAAGAGCGTTTTGTTCGTCTTGTGATGTATAAGCTTCAAGACTAGAGGAAGTCACAGCACGGTTAGCAAACATCCTACCGGCTCGGATCATAATGTACCGTTTGCCAGTTTCTGGGATGCTGTCCCAATCCAACTCTTCGACAATCTCAGCAACTAGATCGCTGGTATTACCAACCGTAGCTACACCCAGACTGCCCCTCAAATCGTATGTATTCTTAGCGCGATCAAAAAGCCGCAGACCACGAAGAACAAACCTTTGAGACGGATACAGCAGCGGATTAAACCGTACAGCCAGGGTGTTGCTAGGAAGTTGTGATTGACCTGTAGAAGCGTCCAGAGGAATGGAGTCATACAGCATCGTGTTCCAAGACCAACCAGCACCTTGAACCTCTCGGCTCACTTCATCCAAGGTGCGTTCTGCGAGAGCTACATCGCCCACTAGAGGGGGGTTA